TGAACAGATCGCCCGTGCCTCGACGGTAGCGAGCGTCAATCTGCGTGGGCTGCGTGGGTCGATTGGCTCGTTCAATTGGGACCGTTTCAACTCGGGAACCCGTTCGGCTTCCATCAACATGATGGGCCTGCAAAACGCGTTCTCCGCTACCTACCAGATGGGTTCAATTCTGCGTTCTCTGCTGGGGTCGTTGACTCTCGCGGAGCTTGCTCGTGGCTTCTTTGAAGCCACCAACGCTGCTCAGCAGTTCCGCGCGATGATGGGCGTTGTCAGCAGCGACACGTCCTTTGTCAATCAGCAGCTTGCCTACATCAATGAGACGGCCAATAAGTTTGGCCTGAACATCCTGACCGCCGAACAGGGCTTCGGAAAGCTCTCGATTGCTGCTTCCAAGGCAGGCATGTCGGTATCGGAAGCTCGTTCGGCGTTCGAAGGTTTCTCGACCGCAATGACTGTTCTTGGCACCACCACGGATCGTCAGAATGACGTGTGGTTGGCTGTGCAACAGGTCCTCAACAAGGGTTACCTGTCTGGCGAAGAACTGAATCAGCAGTTGAACGAACACCTTCCGGGTGCGATGGCCTACGCAACTGAACTGGCTGGCGCTCTTGGAATGTCGCTGCAGGACGCCTTGAAGAACAAGGTGATCGACGGCGCTACGGCTATTGCTTACTTCTCAAAGCGATTCAAGGAAGACTTTGGCCCGTCGATGGCTAAGGCGCTGGAACGTCCTTCTGCACAGTTCCAGATTCTCAAGAACAACATGTTCAAGTTCTTCCAAGCAATTGGGGATAGCGGCGCGAGTAAGGCATTCGCCGATCTGCTCAAGCAGATCAATGGATACATGACTCCTGATACCATTCAGAAGTATGCTCAAGCTATCGGCGAGACTTTGAAGAGCGCTATCGATTCCGTATCGGGAGCGGTTGCTTGGCTGCGAGAAAATTGGGACAGCATTAGCGGCCCGCTCTCAACGGCTCTCAAGCTGCTTGGGACTTGGGCGATTGTCTCCGGGTCCCTGCAGATCGGGCAGTTCATCGTCGGTCCTCTGCTGCAGATTGGTCCGGCCCTCGCCGGTCTGCGGGATATGACCGCTTACATCCGCACACTGACTACCATGAATATGGCAGCGGCGGTAGCGTCGGTTAACTCGTATTCGGGCGCTGCTCAAACCGCCGCGATGAGCGGTCTCGCCATGCGTAACAGCATCCTGCAGTCCACTGCCGCTGCGGCTCGCGGCGCTGGCGCTATGTTCACGTTTGCTGGCGCACTTCGTGTCGTCACGGGCGCGGCAGCGACGGCTCGTGCTGCTCTTGGCAGTTTCGTCAATTTCCTCGGCGGTCCGTGGGTAGCGGGTCTGCTGGCTGCTGGTCTGGTCTACTATCAGTTCACCAGTTATATGGATCAACAGGCGGCGGTGGTTGAAGACAACCGCAAGACCCTTGAGAGTGTTAACCAGACCATCGAGGAACACCGGCAAAAGACTCTTGCAGCCTCCGGAGGAACCAACAACCTGACGAGCGCTGTGACAGGTGCCACTGCTTTCTTGAAGGACTATAAGTCCCGCACCGACGCGGCGACGGGCAGTCTTTGGGAAATGGCGGCTGCGGCTCGTGCAGCCTATATTGAAACCCTCAAGCTGGCTCGCGGAAAGCTCATGGAGCAACGTGCCGGTCTGTTGGCGCAAGACCCCGAAGCCATTTACGCGCAAGCAGGTAGGGAATGGGGACAGGGTAAGTATGCTCGGTCTCTTGGTTTTTACGCTTATGGCGGGGTCCAAGCTGGTCTGCAGGGGATCGGGGCGACTCGATACTCGAATAAGGAGATCAAGGGGCAGATCGGTCAGACCGATGCCGCTATCGGAAATATCGACAAGGAGATTGCTTACGCAAATAGCGATAAGGGACTTGCGGATTTCTACCAGCAGCAGCGGAAGAACTATCGCGGAGAAACCCCTACCCCGCGCGCTACCCCCAACGCGAACAAGCCGGGGGGACGGTCGAATCCGTCCAAGGTTGTTGATCCGAATAAGGAAGCTGATAAGCTGCAGCGCTCCATCGATGGGATGATGCGCCGTTTTGCGGAGGACAATCCGGTCCTCAAGGTTCAGCATGACTACGTTAACGATCTGACCGAACAGGCGCAGCTTCTCCTTACCGATGATGGCTATCAGAAGTGGATGAAGACCATCGCCGAGAATGGCTACGATGCCGAATCTGCGATGCTGAGTCTGACCGACGCTCTTACCGGTGCTGGCGCTGACACGAAGGTTCTGGAAGACCTTGCGAAGCGCTATGGCGTCCGCGTTGAAGACATCAATGGTCTCCTTGAACGGCAGGCAAAGGTCTACGCCTACAATCGCAAGGAAGCACAGCTTACTGCTCAATATGGCGGAACCTTGCTCCGGGACAAGGATGACGAGATTCGTCTGGCACGTCTCTCGAATGCAGAGGGACGAGTCCAGTCGGCTGTTCTCGAAGAAACTCGTCGTCAGTTGAAGCTCAAGGGCGAAGTGAATCAGGCTGAGATTGATCAGCTTACTGAACAGCTTCGTCTGCGTGAACGCTATCTGGACCTGCTGCAGCAGGAGCGCGACTTCTATCAGAATAATGGTGTCCGCACCTATCTGGCCGATCTGCAAATGGCGGGCGAAGCCGTTCACGAGCTTGACCGCAACGCACTGCAGAGCCTTGAGGACACCATCTTCAACATTGGCAAGACCGGGAAGCTGTCGTTCACTGCGCTGTTCGATACCATCACCGATGGTCTCCTGCGCTTTGCTTCGCAAAATATCACCAAGGCACTGTCCGGTTTCCTGATCGGAGGCGATGAAAAGAATCCGTCGATCTTCGGCGGTCTGTTCAAGATGATGGGCTTCGACACCGGGTTCGATAAGAACAAGGCTACTGAACGATTCAACGCTCAGAACGTCGAGTTGTATAGCTCCGTGGTCACCATCAATGGTGATATGATGTCGGGACCCATCGGCGCTAAGTTCGGAACCGGAGTTGTCGGTGGTCTCGATGCTGACGGTTACATTGTTGTGCCTGCAGCTATGACCGATAATCTGCAGCAGCAGATGGTCACCGCGCTTGGCAACGGCACCACGCAGGGCATGAAGACGTTCAGCGCCGAACTGAGCAAGGTCGCTCGTGGTTTCGGTGGTTCGATGCAGTCCATCGTCGGAATGCTGGCGAGTGGGATCGGTGGTGGAAGCAACGGTCTGGTTGGCGGACTGCTGAACATCGGCATGAGCTTCTTGGGCGGCGGCAGCGGTCTTGGCGGGCTGGTGCCTGACGTGACCAAGACCATCGCGGCTAATCCGGGCATCTTCAAGGAAGGCGGCTACTCGACCTCTCCGGTCGCTCGTTGGGGCGGCGGCTCGACGTTCTCGAACGCTCCACACTATGCCGAGGGGACTCACAATACCACTCCGGGTATTCCGGCTGTCCTCCACGACAACGAAGCTGTCATCCCGCTGTCTCGGAACCGCAAGGTGCCAGTCCAGTTGACAAATGACGGCGGACGTGGTAGTGGCACTGTCATCCACAATAACTGGCACATCCAGACTCCGAATGCGGATAGCTTCCGTCGCTCGCAGCAGCAGATGACCAACCAGATGCACCGGGCCGCTCAGCGGGCCGCTCAACGGAACCAGTAATGCCTGATTTCCATGACGTGATCTTCCCGACTGACATCTCCTACGGTTCGTCGGGAGGTCCTGCGTTTAGCACTACGATCAAGGAACTCGCCTCCGGCCACGAACAGCGCAATGTGAACTGGTCGGAGGCGCGGGCCAAGTATGACGCCAAGTATGGCGTCAAGACGCTTGAGCAGATGCAAGCTCTGGTTGATTTCTTCTTCGCCCGCAATGGTCGTGCCTACGGGTTCCGCTACTTCGATCACGTTGATCATACGGTGACCAATCAGCAGATCGGGACCGGAGACGCCGCCAATAAGGTTTTCCAGATCATCAAGCGGTATGAGCCTTCCACCGGCTACTACTACGACCGGGTGATCCGGAAGCC